CCGAGCAGGACGGTCAGCTTCAACCCTGCGCTCTTTGTGGAAATAATCGGCAACTACTTTAGCCATTTTAGCAGTGGCTTTTTCAGCAGCTGCTTCTGTAGCGTAATTCTTGCAAGGGTTTTTTGACTCGGCGCGGTATTCTTCGATTTCTTTAGTAAGTCCGGAGATGATGTTCATGATAGACCTTTTCGACATTTAGACGGCGACGTTGCCATGAGTTAATTGTACAACGTTTTTTAGTCTGTACACACTATTTCAAAAATTTTTTATTTATTTGCGTTTAAGCATTGGCAACCAATTGGCTATGTCAGGCCTGAGCTGCTCTTTTGTGAATGGCACAGTCTTCATTGAACCGAATTTTTTGGCTGCTACACGACCTATCTGGCCACGTGTAAACCAATAAGAAACGGTATTTCTACTCATCTTGGCTTGCCTAGCCATCTCGGCTTTAGTGCCAAAATAAATGAGTAAGGAGTCGAGGGCCTGTTGGCACTCGTCTTTAAAAGGTTTGGATTTTTTTATGGTCATGATGTATTGTACATTATTTTTTTGTGTTAAAATTTTCACTCCTTTTATTTGTTTTACTTTCCACTTTAAGGATCCCTATATATGATTGACTTCAACTCTGTTGATGACTCAGATCTTTTATCGTCTCAAGAAACTGATCTGTTAGAACTAGCACCTGAAATGAAACTTGCAGCGGAAGACGTTCGTACATTGCTTATTGTTGCCAAAACTATACTCGTTGAACTTAGACTCAGAAACATTGATGCTAACAACATTGTGGCTTTAGTAGATCTTTTATACAAAAGAAGTGAAGCCAATGCAAAATAAACCTACCATTTTAGGCGTTGTTCCTAACAAAATTCCGACTGAACTGAAAAGCATACCAAGATGGGTCATGTGGAGAATGGTCCCACAGTCTAAGCAGAATGGCGACATTGTTTGGAAAAAAGTTCCTTATCAGACCGATGGTAAGATGGCAAAGAGCACGGCTGCTGCTACATGGACAACCTATGAAGATGCCATGGATGCTTACTTGATGGGTGGTTTTGATGGCATAGGCATCACAATTGATGGCTCAGATGACTTCCAAGGTATTGACCTTGACGACTGCATTATTGATGGTGAGCTGAACAGAGATGCTACAGAGGTACTAGGCCGTATTGATGGTTATGCAGAGATTAGCCCTTCAGGTAAAGGCATAAAGCTTTTCACCAGATCTAATTTAGCTATCTCAGGCAAGAAAGGCAATATTGAAGTCTACCGTGATGGCAGATACTTTACCGTCACAGGTCATACGATTAATGGTCATGGCTGTTTACCTGAAACTATTCAAGACATTGATTGGTTTGTTGAAAGGCATTTTGGATCAAACAATCAAATTAGTTCTTTAGAAACATATAAGCCAACTTTAACCGGTTGGGACATTGACAAAGTCAGCAACGAACTAATTCCTTTTCTTGGCAATATTGATAACTATGAGGATTGGCTCCAACTTGGTATGGCGCTCCATCATCAAGGCTCAGGGGATAGCAAGTGGATGGAAGTTTGGGATGAGGTTAGTCGAGGTACGTCTACTTATAACAGACAAGAACTAGAAAGCAAATGGGATTCTTTTAGTGAACAACGCAATACTGGTGCAGGTGCTATAACTTTAGCCTCAATCATTAAGAATGCAAGCGACTTTAAAAAGGCTGAACAGACAAAGACCTTTGAACGGTATGAAACTCTGATCAAGGATTGTAATGACATCAATGACTTGAGAACTACAGTAGTAGAAGCCATTAAAGCTGAGTTAGGTATTGACCACATCAGCCGTGGTGTTTTGGCCCATATACTTAAAGACAAGTTCAAAGAGTTTAAGTTCCCGGTATCTATTGGCGATGCAAAGAACTTGATTAAACCAAAAGGCAGAGATGGTGTGCCTGACTGGGCTGCTGATTGGGTCTATGTAACTCATGAAGATAGGTTCTTTAATGTAGTGACAAAAAGGAAAGTTACTCAGTCAGGCTTTGGTGCTATGTTCAACCGATTAACTGGTGATGACTCGGCTGCTACTTTGGCTTTAGATTTATGGGGCATACCAACACCTGATAAAATTATTTATTTGCCTGCTGCAGAAGACTTATTTGAAATGAATGGAGTGCCTTGCGTCAATGAATACAATAAAAATAGCCCGCCTGACATTCCGGTTGTATTTAGTAAAGGAGATCTTGAGGCCATTAAGGTTGTGCAAACCCATTTGGCAATGATCCTCACTGAACCTGGTGCGGCTGCTATCATGACTTCATGGATGGCTTACTGCGTACAAAATCCTGGAGTTAAAATACGTTGGGCACCTCTGATTAAAGGCATTGAAGGTGATGGCAAGTCTGTACTTGGTAACTTAATGATGGGAGTTATGGGTATGGCCAATGTAGGCATTGTTTCACCAAGCGTATTGGCAACTGGCTTCACAAGTTGGGCAGCAGGCAGGTGCGTCAATGTTTTAGAAGAGATTCGCATGGTTGGTCACAACCGCCATGATGTACTAAATACAATCAAACCGTACATTACAAATGACCAAGTTACTATTCACCCAAAAGGAGTCAATGAGTTTGTTGCACCAAATACAGTTAACTATATTGCATTTACTAACCATCATGACGCTCTACCTTTAGAAGATACTGACAGAAGATGGTGGGTTCAGTTCACACCTTTTAATGACCAAGAAGAACTGGCAAGAGTGGCTGATAGTGACTACTTTAGTCGTTTATTTGAATCAATTGCTAACTATGCACCTGGTCTTAGAAAATGGCTTCTTGAGTACATTCCTGTAGATGCATTTAATCCGAAAGGACAAGCACCTAACTCATTTGCTAAAAATCAAATGATCGGTTTAAATACATCAGACGAATTTGAAATCATAAAAACACTCCTTGAAGAAGGCGGACCTGGCTTTAGCAAAGAAATCTTTTCTAGCAAACACCTCACAACTGCTATGGGATTCATAGAAGACGTGGAGGTTCCTAAGGGAAAGGCATTAAACAAAATGCTAATGAAATTAGGCTATATGAAGATGGATAAGGCCGTAAAATGGAAAGGAAGCATGTGTCAGATATGGTTTAAGAAGATAGCGTTTAAAGACCTTTTAAAAATGGACGCGGATGAAATAAATGTTGCCGTTAGACAAAAACTGGAAGAAACTAATGAAAAAGACATTTTGGAGTGATTGAACCTAATCCTATCCTCAACCTTATCCTCAACTTTATCCTTTTTAAGTTGTTGATTTCATTAACTTATTTACTATATAGGATCGAGGATAGAGTAAATATATATAAAGTCAATGGCCGGTATGTATATATAGATTTTAAAAAAAGTATATATGCTGCCGGTGGCCGGTTGGATTTTTTAAAACTCGATCTCGATCCTCGATGAAAAACAAGCCTATTAAGTCAGAGTCAAGTGAGCAAACATTGCTTGTTGCCAGAGTGCGCAATTTCCATCCTGACCTGGTTTTTATGAGCATTCCGAACGGTGGCAAAAGAGACATTCGCGTAGCTGCGCAAATGAAACGTGAAGGAGTTTTAGCCGGTGCTCCTGACTTGTTTCTCGCAGAGCCACGTGAAAACAAGCACGGTCTGTTTATTGAGATGAAGAAGATTGGTGGTAGGACTAGCAGTAATCAAAATGATATTATCGATAAGCTGCGTGCAAAAGGTTATGAGGCCATTGTGTGCGAAGGCGCTGATGAGGCTTACAGCAAGCTTTTGGTCTACGTCTATGGTAACCAGCTTCCTGAATGGCTTACGCGCTTTGTGAAGGTTCGTGGCAAGAGCTAGGCTGGTTCACAAAGGATTGTCTTTATGCTAAAATCTAAAATAGAACGTCTGGCCGAAAGGGTTTGATCATGACACAATTGCGACAAAAAGGCGTGCCTGGTAATAAACCTGGCTCGAAGAAAATGCCTGGTTCAGGCCGTGCTCTAGGCACACAGAACAAAATCACGCTGACGGCAAAGCAAGCAATTGCTGAGTTTGTCGATGGCAATGCTCACCGATTGACCGGCAGGCTTGATCAGGTGGCAAACGGCACGCCTTTGCTTGATGCTGAAGGCAAGC